TCTGGAAATTATGGGCCGCGTCGACCCCAACATCGGACCAGAAGAGTTCTCCGCGATGAACCGCGAAGAGCGCCTCGCAGCTGGGTTCTCGGGCCTCGGCTCTCTGAACCAAGCCTACTTTACTGCCCGTGAGCGCATGCTTGAGTCGCAGTTTCCAATGCAGGGCCCGCCGATGCCGCCCGCGCCGGAAGAACCGCGCCGCACTTTGGCGCCGGAAGAGTACATCAGTCCGGCGGATGAGTTTGCTGGTTTGCCGTCAGGCATGACAGGTTCGTTCCAGCCACCTGAGATGGTGGTTGATCGCGAAGAGCCCGCGCCAGTTCTTGGTGACCAAGGTTCCGCAGAAGGGTTTGACCTGTTTGATATGAACGAGGGTCGACAAGAGGAGGTTCCGACAGCTGAAGTTCGTGCTCCTGATGAAGGCACTACTCGCCCTGTTTTGCGACCAGATCGTCCGGAAGCTGAAGCGGCGGAACCCGAAGCACAACCCGATGAAACCGTCATTGAGGCGGCGGAAAAAGCTGTCAACGACAACCCCGACGATCCCTCTGGTGCGGCGGCTACGACGGCACTCAATCGCCTGACCGGCGGCGCGGCGGATACTGTCCGTGGGCGCGTTCAGCAGTACGAGCAGCTCTTTCAAGAGATGTTCGGCGAGTCGGATGAGGACAAGACGCGCGAGCGGTACATGAACCTTGCGATGATTGGCTTTGCCATTGCCTCTGGGGAAGATCCCAGCGCGCTCCGCAACATTGCTACAGGAATGCTTCAAGGCACCGCTCAAATGCGAGAGGATGCAGCTGCCCGTCGTCAGCGCCAAGATCGCATCAAAGAACTGGCCATTGCCGCCGGTCTTGAGGATGACCGGCTAGCACGAACCCTTGCAGCCAACATCGCGGAGGCGTCAATTCGTGCAGCGGGCACGAAACGTACTCCGATGACTGATGACTCTCCGGAAGATTTCTACAACAATAACTTTGCGACAGCTCTCGCGGCAGCGCGTTCTGACGAGCCCCCGCTTGACATGCGCGAAGATGAAGACCCTGTCGCATACGCAACCCGTATTGCGCGACTGATCCAGCCCATATACGGCGGACTGGATGAAGCGGCCGAGGCTGCGATATTGGGCACTCCTTCTCCCGCCGGAGCTACGAGTGGCATGACGGAAGAAGAATACGCACTTTACGAAGGGCTTTGATATGTCCGGGTACGAAGACCTGCTTGCCGCGGCACAACGGGCGCGAGAAGAGAACAGGTTAGACGCTGCTCGCGCTTTGGCAGGTAGGGCGTACGAACTCCGTACAGGAAACCGGCTTGTAAGTGATCCAAACGCACCTTTGCCGGATGACGTCTACGACCCCACGCAGAGTGAGGGCGTTGCGCAAGAGTTTTTCGAAGGCGTTGCTTCTGGCGGAACCCGGATTGCTCAAGGCGTCTTGGAGACGCTCGCGCTTGTACCGGACATGGTGGCCGACACGGACTACTCGTCCGCAGTTACCAACGCTTTTGAGAACTTCCGCGAAAAAGCAGGTATCGATCCTGTTGGCTTGGTGGGCAAAGGCGCAGAAGTCATCTCCCAGTTTGTGGTTCCGGGCGTTGCCGCAGCGCGAATTGTGGGCGGTCTTTCAAAAGCTGGGCGTCTCAACACCGCTGTTCGCCAGATTGCAGCGGCAGGAGTCGTTGATGCCGTTGTGTCGAACAACGACACTGTCACGCTGGGTGACTTCTTTGAGGGTGGTCCCACTCAAACGGACGATACTGTAGGGTTGCAGGGTCGGGAAGAAGCTCTTCGCCGCTTGGGCAAAAGGCTTCGTGTTGGTGTAGAAGGCGGTGTAGCGCAGGTCGTAGCTCCAGCCTTGATCCGTGGAACAGGGCGCTTGCTTGGAGAAACGGCGCTTGCTGTGGACCGCATTCCCGGCGTTCGGTACGCAGGGCCGGTGGCAATTGCCCGTGGTGCTCGGGCCGTGGCACAGCCGATTAACACCCGTCTTCAAGCTATTGAAGAAGCTCTACGATTGGGACAGGAGACCGGAACGATTGGTCGGGCCATTGGCGAAACGATGGCTTCTTTCCGCTATCGTGGAGTGTTGCCGGAAGAAGTGGCCGAGGCTCGCATGCGGACACTGGGTGCACAATCAGCGGACGTAAACGTGGCGCGTTCTATTGCGACGAACCTAGACAAGTCGCTCGACAGCGTATTGACCAAGATCAACAAGGCCAACATCTCGGGTACTCCTTTGACCCGTGCGGATGCGTTCAATACGATTGAAGAGTTTTTGACAGCGACCAGCAAAAATCGGCGCGCTCAATTGTTGAAGGCAATTCCAAAGGAGCTTCACGCCGAAGTCCGCAGCATGCGGACGATGATCGATAACCTCAGCAAAGAGATTTTGGGTGGCGACCTAATTAAGCGGTTTGGGCAGGCCACTCCTGCTGGCGCCAAAGACACCATCGAAAACATTATCCGTGGCGGCTTGGGTTCATATATGCGGCGCCGCTACCGAATTTTTGAAACCGCGAAGTACAAACCGGATCAGGCTACACTTGATGCGGCAGTGACGGGTTTCTTAACGGACCGCCGCGGAACACAGGCCTTGTTCAAAGACCTTATCGCCAGACAAAAAGCCACCCCCGCCGAGCTTGGATCAAACGTCGGGCCTGACGGGACCATCCTTGGCCAAGTGACCCGGGAAAACGCTGAGGTTGCCACTCAACGGTTCTTGGATGAGTACCGGCAAGCACGGGGAAAAACACGGGGAACTGAACCCCTCAGCCGCGTTGCGGAAAACAGGCTTCCGACAGACATGCTAATTACGCGGAAAAATCTTCCGCAATACCAGCGCGCACTTCTTGGCGAGGTTAAGAACCCAATCGAAAACTTTGTTGCGACCGTCGCGGACTTGGCTGAGTTCCGGGCAATCGACGAGTATTTCGGGCGTGTTCGAAACTTGGCCGACGATCCAGCAAACGCAAACACCTTTGGTCGCTTGTTTCGAAACACAGAAGCAATGTCCCCGCAGCAAAAAGCGCAGCTGCAAGCGGATGGTTTCAGGATCTTGGGCGCATCTGATGACCCACTTCGATCCGGTTGGGGCTCACTCGAAGGATACGCGGTGCCAAATCGTATCTACCGGGATTTGACCCGTGCCGTTGTGGGAGACATTGGCGTTGTCGGAAACTCCGCTCGGTCTTTGTACGGCGGGTTCTTGAAGGCCAAGGGCTTGACGCAGTTCGGTGCAACCGTGTTGTCGCCTGTTACGCAGATCAGAAACGTAACGACGGCAGCCCTTTTCTCAAGCATGCAGGGCAACGTCGGCGCTGGTGCGAACCTATGGGAATCGATGCGGCTTGTGTACGGAAATCTTCCGGCAGGCAGCATCGAGCGCGCGCTTACGCGGATGCAAGAACTGGGCGTTCTTGGGACGCAGGCTGAGCTACGCGAAATGCAGGATCTTATCTCAAAGGGTTTTGGCTACGATACTCCAGCGCAGATGGTTGGCGGCTTGGCGACACAACGCCGCTTTGGGTCTACGTGGACTGATAATCCCATCGGCCAGTTTGTAAGTTCCACGGGTAAAAAAGCTGAGCGTTTGTACCAAGCAGGCGACGATGTTTGGAAAGCTTACAACTATATGTTTGAGCGGAACAAACTCCGCAACGCCATGCGGACGATGAATGCGACTGAGCGGCAGGCGTACAAAGAAGCGCGCGGAAAAGGCAACATGCCAATGCGTGAGTTCTTAGATGAAGAGGCCGCATACATCGTTCGAAACGTCATTCCCAACTACAACATGGCGCCTGAAGCTATCCGCTTCTTGCGTCGGATGCCTGTTGGTAACTTCATCGCGTTTCCGTATGAGATCATTCGGACTGGGATCAATACTGTAACGCGTGGTCTTGAAGAACTTGCCAGCTCGAACCGCGCTATTCAAGAGATTGGCATGCGTCGACTGGTGGGTGCAACGACAACCGTGGGTGTCATTGGGCCCACGCTATCCAAGCTGGCGTATGCAACAACGGATGTGACGGAAGAAGAGATGGACGCTGTCCGTCGTACGGTTGCAATGCCGTGGGAAATAAATGCGCGCCTGCTTCCTACGGGGACCCGTTACGAAGACGGAACGCCTCAGTACGTCAACTTCAGCTACTCAAACCCGTATGACATGCTGGAGCGCGTGTTTGTTTCCGCCATTAACAAAGCGGAAGAGGGACGGCTCATGGGCCGGAGCCCGGAGCAGATCGCCTTCCAAGCCTTTTCCGAATCGTTCAGTGAGTTGATGGCGCCCTTTACGGAAGAGTCGATTGTTACCGCAGCCCTTCGTGACGTTCTTGACCCCAATGCCCAGACGCCTGTTTTGAGCCAACTTGGACAACTGGTTGGTGGTCGAGGTGGTCGAACAATTACAGGCGCGCAGGTGTACAATCCACAGGACAGCGCCGGAGACAAAGCCGCGCGCAGCTTCGCCCATGTGGTTGGAAACATCCTGCCCTCAATCGTCCCTGTTGATGTTCGCGGGGGGGAACTTGAGCCCAGCCGTTTTGCCCGCGGGTTTGTAAACAGCCTTGGGCTAAATGAAGCGTTGGGCATCGAGGATGAGGATCGTCGCGGCCGAGAACGTCGGCTGAGCGCGGAACTTGCGCGGACCTTTAGCGGTATTACTGAGTCGGAAAGCCAAGCCTCTGAGGGTGTTGTTTATCGGGCATTTGAGTTTACTCGCGGTGTCCGAGAGTCGAGTGGCATCTTTAACTCCGTTGCGCGTCGTGAGAATGCTACAGCGGAGCAGCTAATGGATGCATATGTGCGGGCGGACGAGGCTCGTTACAGGGTGTTCCGTCAATTCCGGCAAGTCGTTGAAGATCTACAAACAATTGGGATGTCCGACCGCGAGATCCGCCGCATCCTTTCCCAGAATAATATCGGTGGCGTCGGAGCAATCATGCGTAACCGGTACGACCCGTTGAGTGTTAGCGGTGAAATCCGCAGTGTGATGCGCCGAAACGGCACATTCTCAGAGCTGCCTCGGAGAGAAATTCAAGCCTACCGGCAGAGCCGCAGGGGTATGCCGATCAATCCGCCGGAGGAAGAACCGAGAGCTCAAGCAATGCCTGTACAAACAGCGCCTGCTTCTACACAACCGGCGACACCTGTTGTCGGCGCGGTGTCCGGTACAACGCCTGCCCCGGCAGCAGCGCCTGTTGTTCAGGCGCCCCAAGGTACTCCGGCAGCAGCACCGTCGCCCGCGTTCCTCGGATCAAATCCAATCGACATCTTGCGGAATATGGAGATCGTCCAGCGCCAGCAGACGGGTCAGTAAACTTCGACGGTGGTGGTTACCCCATTGCCGCCGAAGAGCTTGACCATGTTGTCGACGGCGTCTTCGGCTTCCTCGTAGACCTCCGGACCTTGGCTCGAAGCGAGGTTGAGAGTGACCGCGATCACCTCAAGCACCGCCTCTACCTGCATTTGATGCATGTCCTTGAAGCCTAAGCTCTTGAACTCTTCCATCATTCGACCTCTCCCCAATCCGCCTCGAGAGCCACGTCAATCTTGGAAGGAACTTTGAGCGGACAGCCGGTCTCCATGATGTGACGAATCTGCGCCGCCTGCTCATCGCTTTCCACGGAAAAGCATAACTCATCATGGACTGTCAGCATAGGGGTGAGCCCCGCGTTGTAGCAGTCAAGCATAGCTTTTTTCGTTTGGTCGGCCGCCGAACCTTGGATCAATCTGTTTAAGGCCTTGTAAGTAAAGGCTCTTCTCAGGCGGCCCATACCGCCGTAGGTCTTCTGCGCTTCCTCCAACGAAAGTGGCTTGTTGTATCCAAAGGTGGACGGCTCCCACATATCGAAGCGGCAGAGGCGGCCGAGCAACGTACGGATCTGGCCGTTCTTTTCGGCCTGCCGGGTAGCTGTCTCCGCAAGCTGGCGCACAAAAGGGACGCGGTCATGGTGGGTGCCAAGCAGGATCTTGGCGTCGGTGTCTGAGATTGAAAGCTGATTAGCTAACTTAGCTACGCCCATGCCGTACATGATGCCGAGGTTCACGGTCTTCGCTTCCTTGCGACTGATCCCTGCGATGTCTGCCACCATCTGGTGCAGGTCCACATCGGATGTGTTGAACGCATCGACGATCTCCCCGACGATTGGGTGCTGCATGTTCTCCGGGATCGACGCGGCGAAGTGCACCAGCAAGCGCGGCTCCTGCGAGGAGTAGTCAAACGACCCCCACTTGCAGCCCTCTTCGGGAATGAACAGGCCACGGATCAGCTTCTTGATTTCCGGATCACGAGCCGGGATCTGCTGGAGGTTCGGGTTCGAGGAGCTGAACCGCCCGGTCACCGTGCCGCCCTCGTCCCTGCGAGTAGAGTGCAGCTCCGTATGGATGCGGCCGTTGTGCTCGTGCTTCAAAATGCTGTCGATGAACGTGGCGTCTGCCTTGTCCAGCTCCCGCAGACGCACCAGAGACGTTGTCACAGGATGCTCGTGGGCATTCAAGAACTGCTTGGTAAAAGACGCCGCGCCCTGCTCCGTCTTCGGATAGCTTAGCTCCAGCTTATCAAACATCTTGGCGATGGATGACGCAGCCCAGATGTCCACGTCAAACCCAGCCGCATCGCGCAGTATCTTACGCTGCTCGTCGGCCTTCACCTTGATCAGCTTCTTGTTGCGCTCCGCCTTTTCCAGATCAACACGCACACCATTGGTCCGCATGTCCAGCAAACAGGGGATCAAGCTGTTCTCAAGATTCCAGATCGACCACAGGTCCTGACGCTCCATCTCAATCTTCAGCGCCTCCCAAAGCTTGAGGGTGGCCACCGCATCTTGCTCCGCGTACAGGCCCACATACTTCGGCGGCAGCTGCCACATGTCAGCCTTGGGATCGATGCCCCACTCCTTGGCCGCAGCCTGCAGGAGCTTCTCATCCTTACGAATTTCCGCGTAATCCCGAGCCATCGCATCGAGGCCAAAGGACCAACGGTTCTCGTCGACCAGCGCGCCGGTAATCATCGTGTCGACGATGCGGCCCTTGATCTCTACGCCCTCAGCCCTCAGCCAACCTGCGTCATAGGTGGCGTTGTGCATGATCACGTCTTTGTGAGGATCAGCCAGCTGCTTGGCCAACCACTTCATTGTCATTCGAGCATCGAGGTTCTGTCCGTTGGCGTGACGGATCGGAAGATACCACGACTGATCTCCCGCCGCGACTGCGACACCAATGATGTGGCCATCCTTACGGGACCAGCCCGGGCCGAGGTCCTTGATCCTCGGATCTTTGGTCTCAAGGTCGACGGCGATCTGCTTGTACTCTGATAGATCGGGGAAGGATGTGGGCATGTGCCACTCCTTCTCGATCAGGTTCATCTCGTCGCGGATTACATGGGGCAGGTCACCGAACAAATTATTCTGCATTGCTGGTGAACTCCGACCCAAGCGCAGAGTACGCGGCCTTGTCCACCCACGAATCCTCATGTGCAATCGTCTCAAGCAGGCGGCTGGTCTTTACCCAGTCCATCATCAGCGCCACATGTGCAGGCAGGATGCGGCCGTGCTTATCGAACGCGGCCTTGGCAATTACATTCCAGCCGTCAGCAATACGCTGGTGGTTCAGCAATGCATCGCCGTAGTCCTTGGCCCGTGCTCCGTTGACCAAGTTCTTTGCGGTGTCGAGGGTGTCGTCCCGTTTCATAGCTCGTACCTGTATCGTTTGTCTGTTTCTAAAACGTGGAGGGTGTCCCTCGCACGGGTGATGGCCACGTAAAATGCCCGATGTTCGTCGTCGGGGTCGTTCTCCGCGCAGGCCTTGGTTGTCCCAAGGTACACCACGCAGTGCTCATCCTCACCACCCTTCATCGTGTGAAAGGTGGACAGCTTAATACGAGGCGGCTGCAAAGGGTCGATGCCCCGACGCTTGATCGCATCGTAGTAAAGTTTTTCCCGCTCGCTCATCTGCGCAATATCGAGAGGGCTTGTAGAGATCGGCGCCGTCAGGCCGTAGTCCGAGACCAGTAGGTCGTAGCCGTAGAACTGCTCCGGATCTGCAGCCTCCAGCAGCTTAGACGCACCGTGCTTCACCGCCGCTCTGTCGCCCCGCTTGGCGGCGTTCTTGTAGAGGTGGACAACCTCCCCCAGCCGCAGCTCCTCGCCCTCCTGCAGGCGCTCCCACAGCCTCACAACCTGTGCCTTGGTCTCGTCAATCGACGACCGGCCCTTGATGCTGAAGATGAACCCTTCATCTTCCAACTTGCTGGCAAAACTGTACATGAAACTGTTGACGCGGGTCATGATCGTAAAGCTGTGGTCTTTGTCTAACGGTAGGGTGTCCCACGAAAGGTGATACTGCACGTTGCCAATCTCTTCCCGTGGCTTAAAGACCTTCGGCTCTCGGACCTTGATCCTCTTGCTCAGCTGGTTGGCCAGCTCCCAGACCTTGCGCGGCAACCGGTAGGATTGGTCGAGCACGATCTTTTTCTCCGACATCGAGATGAACTCGCTCACCTCCGCACCGGCAAACCGGTAGATCGCTTGGTCGTCGTCCCCGGCGATGTACCCTTCGATGCTCGCCTCAAAGAGCTTGGCCACCATCTTCCACTGCAGGTAGTTTAGATCCTGTGCCTCATCGACAATGACCATGTCAGAGTGCGGTGCGTCGCACTGAACAATGTACTGTTCGATCAGATCCACGAAATCAAACTTCCCCGTCGCAGCCTTGTAGCTGGTCAGCGCCCGGTGCAGCTTCTCCAACAGCGGGTAGTGCAAGTCCCAGTCCTGTGCCTCATTGAACTCCTGCTCCAACGACACACCCCGGTAACGGGCCCGTGCTTCCAAGAACAAGTACCGCGCACCGTTGCCGTCGTATGACGGGATGATCGTGCCGTCGTCGAAGGATGTCGACTTGACCGACAGGTCCATGCCCAAGTCATTGCCCAGTGTACGGTAGTCGTCGGGCCCCATCATGTCGCCCTTGCCAATACCCAAGGCTCGAAACGCCATCGAGTGCAGCGTCCGAAAGAATGGCAGGTCCTTCTCCGTCAGGCCGAACTCCGTGCAGGCACGGTCAACCGCTTCCCGGATTGCCTTGCGGGTAAATCCCACGAAGACAATGCGCGACGGATGAATGCCAGAGGCCAACGCATCTCGGATCTTGGACAGCAGGAAGTGTGTCTTCCCACAGCCGGGAGGTCCGAAGACAAGGGTGGCGTTAGGAATCATCTTGGACTCCGCGGGGCCGCTCGGTCAGCCATGCAGTAATGTCGCTTTCCAACCACCGGCTGGCATGGTCTCCAAGAATAATCGGCGGGGGGAAGCGGTCTTCCCGCACCCATTTGTAGATCGTGGTCTTCGACACATTCAGCCATGTCGCGACCTCGCTGATCCGCATCAAGTTATCAGAAGGGGATGTCATACTTTGCTTCCTCTGTTTGGAGATCGACTTCTGGTTCTTGGAACTCCGGCACCCACCAGACACGGGTCGTTGTTTTCTTACCGTCCTTCCGTAGGTTTAGGTGGCCGTGATATTCCCCGCCGTCGTTCATCTGTTTGATCTGTTCCTGTATCTGGGCACGGGTGTAGGCAACAAAGCCCCGGTTCTTGAGGAACTGCTCAAGGCCACCCATCGTGAACTTCGTGCGTCCGCCCTCGGTCCATGGCTTGCCAAGCTCCACCTCTTCCGGTGCTGTCGCCCGGATCCGGCTGGTGCAGTACAGCCGAACCAACTCGGTGAACTGGCCGCGTACGGTCAGCTCCTCTGGCACCTCAATCTTCACGGACTCGGACATCAAGGTGTTGACTGTCTGCTGCCACACCGACGGCTTGATCGTCGGCGGCATTATATCCAGCTGTTCCATACACGCCCTCTGCCACAGCATTGGATTCTGTAGCTGCTCGACGGATAGCTGCAGGCGGCGGCCGTCAATGTCGAGGAAGTACAGGCGCGGCTCAGACAACAGGATCGTCAGGCCACTGAGCACAGGCATGTCAGGCGCACTGTTGCCAATACCAAAGGGCCGACTCTTGCAGATGTTCTTGTCGCAGTGATCCTTGAGCGGGCACACCTCGCACTGGTAAAAGTATTCCTTCTTCTCCAGCGACTTGATGATGTTGACCACCTCCGTCGCATCGAGCGCCGGGGAACACAACGTCCGGTTGTACTCCTCAAGATGTGACTTCCAATCGTCCGGCCATTTCATCCGGCAGTACACGCCAATGGCGAAGAGCGTGATGTTGCGGAACTCGGTTATCGGACCTCGGGCCGCGATCACCTCAAGGCAGTACGGCCCGTCGGTGAAATGCTTACGCTCCCCAGCAAAATCCAGTGCGTTCAGCTCGGCCAACGACACCCGCTGCAAAGCCGCAAGGCTCAGGAACTCTTCAAGCTCCAGGCCCTCGCCCCTGCCGTTCAGACCGTACCGGGTTGTGTTCTCCGAGTCGAAGTACGGCAGGTTGATAAAGTTGCCTACGTCTCCGCGCTCCGCAAGGATGGTGTCTTGCTTCGGAAAGATCTCGCACCCGCTGAAGCCAAGGGCTACAGACATCTCTCGCAGATATTCCCGCACAATTGCAGCGGGCTCAAAGTCTTTCAGAAACAGGAACAAGTGTGCGCCACCCGACTTCGAGCGGCACAGGATCAAAGGCATCTTGCGACGAACGATCTCCGCGTTCAGAGCCACAAGATCCAAAGGGTATGTATCAATATCTAGAGCGCCCCAGCGGCACTCGTTTGCTTCGTTGATGGGGATGGCGCCTATACCAACCTTCCCATCGAGATGCTCTTGCATCCGTTCTTCTGTTAGCGTCTCTCGAACAACGCTGCTCTTTGCCTCGACCTTCCCATTGCGACCCTGCTTGCCAACGATTGTTCTACCATGCGCAACGTCAGAGCCGTGGAAAGCCTCAAGCAACCGCCTTGCTTGCGACATACTTGTTTCTCCATGACGAAAGGGTTGGGGGCGGTCCGGTCTTGAACCGCCCCCGGCAAATCAGAACGGAATCTCTTCGCCTTGATTTGCAGAACCACCATTGCCGTGGTCTTCAGCAGCAGCCTTCACCTCGCCAGCCATGATGCTGTCGCGGAAAGACTTTGCTTCCATCAGGAGGTCGCGGTTCTCGACAAGCCCGATCTTCTCGACAGTCCAGTTGGACCACGAACCTTGGTCATTGGACTCCTCGACAGAGCGCAGCTTCCACATCGTCGCGAACACAGGCGGGGTCTTCATCTCGCCGGTGGTCGGGTGCTTCACCTTCTGCATTGCGATCTGCGTCTTCCAGCGGCGGCTGACCTTCAGCTGGGTGGACTTCATGTCCACGACCACAGGCTGGAAGCTGCCGTCGTCCTCGACGATCAGACAGAAGTGCTGGTCCGACTTAACCAGCTCGTTGCCATTGGGCAGGATCTCCTTGGAACCAGAGCGGGTGGTCTGCTGGAGGAAGGGACTGTTCGAGGGGATCTCCCCACGGAACCCGCCGCCCATGTCGCGCGGTGTGAACTCCAGATACTTGGTGGTTTGGAAGCAGGGGATCACAGTGAGACCTGCTTCGCCATCCCAGTACTGGTTGGTCACGTTGTTGAACGCGTCACCCGAGGATGCGCCCTCGATGTACTCCGACTTCTTCTTGTTGAGCTGCGGGCTCAATGCCTGCAGCAAGCGAACGAACGGGATCTGCATCTCCGAGCTGTCGAAGGCAGCGCCTTCTCCGGCATAGTCGAAGATGTCGTCGAGCACGTCGGTCGATACGGCTGTGGTCTTTGCTTTTGCAACTGCGGTAGTCATGCTTTTCTCCGGATTTCTGCAGCGTTGGCGACGAAGGCCCCGAACATATCGAGGTCAATCGGCTTACCGTTCTCAAGACGTTCCTTCACGAAGGCCTTGAGGGTGCTGGGATGGATGTGTGTTTTCGTCTGCGGGTCAAACCCACGCTCTTGCAGGAGGCCGACCACGTCGCCCGCCATGTTGTCTTCGCCCTTGCCGAACGAGATGCTTACATCGTTCTTGATGATGTCATCCAATCCGTTCTCCCGGAGCCAAGAGAATGCATCCTCCTTGCGGTCGACCGGGATCGAAGCATGCACCATCATCTTGCGGGTGACGGTCACGCCATCCACATCAATGCGGTCAACACCCATCTCGTCCATCAACGAAGGAATGTTTTCCACCGAGAGCTTGTGCTTCTGTTGCTTCAAAGCTTTCAGGTGGTTCTCCGTGTCGTCGATCTGTTGTTCGACATTGCGGAGAGCGCGAACCAAGTCACTCAACGTGCGCGTGGTTCCAGTATCGATGTCCGATAGAGCGTTGCTCTCGTCGAACAGGTCATCAAAGATATCGGTCACAAGTTTCTCCTCTTCAGGGTTGTTGTTGACACACAAGTAAGTGCGTCGTAGAACTCACCGTAATGGAGGCTTAACATGACTGTCAACTACAATTTCAAAACAACTCCCTACGAACACCAGCGTACTGCTTTGGAGCTTTCGAACGGCAGAAGAGGCTATGCTTACTTGGCCGAGATGGGAGCGGGCAAGAGTAAGATGCTGATCGATGACCTCGGAAGGCTATACCTTGCAGGTGAAATTAATTTCGCCTTGGTGATCGCGCCGAAGGGTGTGTACCGCAACTGGGTGTCGAAGGAGATCCCGATACACATGTCTGACGACGTCGCGTATCGTATCATCCAATGGGTCGCGGCACCAAACAAAAAGCAGCAAGCCGAGATGCAGTCAGTTAAGAACGCCTTCGATGGGCTGACCATCTTTGTGATGAACGTCGAAGCTTTCTCCACACTCAAGGGTAAGCAGGCGGGCGAATGGATGGCCCGCAACTTTGGTCGCAAGGGCGCCATCGGCATCGACGAATCCACCACAATCAAGAACCACAAAGCCAAGCGCACCAAGTCGCTGTGCAAGATCGCCGCCGGTTTCTCCTACCGCCGCATCATGACCGGCTCACCCATCACCAAGAACCCAATGGACGCATACGCTCAGTTCGAGTTCCTCGGTCCGGGGACCTTGGGCTTTGATTCATACTACGCTTTCCAAGCGCGGTATGCAGTGATCCAGCAGCGCAAGATGGGCGCGCACTCCTTCCAGCAGGTGATTGGCTACCGCAATCTTGATGAGTTGACCGACAGGCTCAGCCGGTACAGCTTCCGCGTACTGAAGAAGGACTGCCTCGATCTGCCAGAGAAGACCTACACCGTGCGTTACGTCGGCATGACTGACGACCAGTACCGGATGTATGAACAAATCCGCAACACCGCCATGACCTTGATGGAAGACGGAGAGCTGGTCACCGCACCGGCTGTGATCACACAGATGCTCCGCCTGCAACAGGTCCTGTCCGGCCACCTCAAGACCGACGACGGGGACATAGTCACCTTCCCATCCAAGCGGATGGAGGCACTGCAAGAGATCCTCGAAGAGCACGACGGCAAGGCAATCATCTGGTCACGTTTTCGTTATGACATCCAGACAATCGTCGAGACGCTGAACAAAACTTTCGGCGACGGCTGCGCCGCAGCATATTACGGCGACACCACCGACGATGAGCGCCAGCGCATCGTCACAAACTTCCAGAACCCAGACCACCCGCTACGCTTTTTCGTGAGCAACAAGACCGGCGCATACGGTATCACGCTGACAGAAGCGAATCTTGTGGTATACTACGCGAATGACTTTGATCTTGAAACTCGGATCCAGTCAGAGGACCGGGCGCACAGGATTGGGCAGCGCAACCCGGTGACATACATCGACCTCATCACTGAGCGGTCCATCGACGAAAAGATCGTCGAGGCATTGCGCAACAAAATCGATCTCGGTGCCAAGGTGCTGGGCGAGCAAGCCCGTGAGTGGCTGCAAATCAAACCAAGCAAGGGATGACCATGACCAAGAACAAAAAAGAATACGACCACGACAAGACCATCGAGGTGTTCTGCGACTACAAGCTCGGCCTTCGCAACCTCAAGACGGGCAAGGCTGCACTCGCCGAGGCAGCAGGCCTGACGCCCGAGATCGCAGAAGTGTTTCTCAAAGCAATGAAGCGCGACAACGTTCGCGACATCCGAGGATACGAGCGCACACCAGAGCGCCTGATCCGAGGCCGGGAGGCAAAAAAGAAGAGGGACCAATAGGTCCCTCTCTAAGTTTTGGCAGTATCCCCAGCAGCAGGCGGGAAGCCGGGGGAGGATGTGTACTTGTACTACACTTGTTCAAGCTCGTCAACAGCCTTGCGGATAATCACCGAAAGCTGACGTGCCATCGACCGCTGCTCACGCTCGGCCAGATCGCGCAGCATGTCATGATCCTCTTTGAACAACGCCACGTTGTGAAACGTGTGCTTCTTTTTTTCTTTGACCATGGTAATCCCTCAAACAGTTGTTGTCTGTTGTTATACCATATGCGGTCAGGATGCAAACGACTTTGAGTTGAGGGCCCACAGAACGAACGACGCCCGCTTCTGCCCCGGCGCAGTGTGGACATCGGCCCTCGCAATCAACCCCTTGTTGTGCAGACCCATGCACCAGTTGTTCACCGTCTTCGTCTCCATGCCCAGCTCCTCAGCCAGATCCACCGTGGTGAAGTACGCATGAGGGTCGTTCTTAATGAGATCAAAGATCCGCTCACCGGGATCCGGCTCAACCGGCTCCGCGGCACTCGGACCTTGGACCTCGGTCCCATCCAATGGTTCCACGCGCATCGCCCGCCACGGAATCGTGTCCCGCTTGTCCACATAGTTCGGCAGGAGGTGAGCCAGTAGCGTCATGCCCTCTTGCAGGTTAAGCGATTGGACAATCCGTTGATTGATGAAGACCTGTTCGCCGTCGATGGTCGCAGCAAACGCGCTGCCTGAGTAAGTCATTACCTCAACCATGATTGGCTTCTTCGTCGTCTCAAAAGTTTGGTTCGTAAAATTCTCCAGCATCTTGCAGCTCCTTCATATGCTTTAGTTCTCGTAAGATTGCTTCAAGGCGTGGTTCGCAGTTCCATTCCGCGTCACTCGCCTCACGTTCCAGCCGCTTCACCTCGTCGGGAATATAGCGCAGCCTCGGATCCATCAGATAAGACATCCTTTTTCTCTCATTCGTTTTGTGAATTGTGCTAGTTCATCTCGTGTTCTGTACAGCTTGTTCTTAGCAGCAGGACTTGGGTCTCGGACATATGCAGCTTGCTCTGCGTCATCAACCTGCTGACGCAAAAACTTTAGTTCAGCTAGTTCAACTGGAGTGAGTGACTTCTGCATCTTGAACCTCCCTTGAACACATATTATCACAGTAATCGCAGGCCGGGAATCACATCAACACATCCGAGAAATGCCGACGCGGTTTTCACCGGGCGTGCTACCAAATGCGCTACATTTGAACGACCGACGTTCCGGCCTGCACGACTTCCCCTGTCTTGGCATCCCTGACGCCATGCCGCTCGATGTCCGTCAGGATAGCCAGCAAAGCCTGCCGCATCTCAGGTACAGTGTCCGCCTCGATAGGCACCGGCTTCGATGTCCACCCCTCCTTCTTATCATGCATCACATAGAACTCGTGGATCGCAAGGTAGTCCTCGCCACTGTCCGCCGTGTGCCGCATGAGCTGATAGTGCCAGTTGCTCAATGTACTTCCTCCTCTGGAAAGTCCGCCGGTGTCAGCTCTGGGCGATTGACCGGCGCCCAATGTTCGCTCGGCCGATAACGCAGGCGGAAGAACCCCTTGTGCTGCGGGTACTCACGCATAAACTTCCGCGCATAAAAAGACCGGTGGTTGTTGTTCAGCTTGAAGGTTGACCCACCCTCGCTGTCAGCAATGTCCGTCTCCCAGCGGATCCGCTCGAAGATCGCATTGACCGAGTACTGGGAAAAACCCCGGGCAATTATCTCCTCAGTAAAGAGGACAAAGTATTTCCACACGTTAGGGTACATGCGGTGAAACTCCATCGCCGCATGCTCTAGTTCATCTTTTCTCGAATTAATCATTGATTTGCCTCCATGCATATCATCACTTCGTGGTCCTCTAACCTCGGACCTATCTCCTCCATGTCAGCCAAGCACTCCTGTTGCGTCTGGTAAAGCTCGACGTAATACAGATCGGCGACGCTGGCGTTCATCTGAATCAACAAGAGTATCCACATCAATGCTTCGTCCCCTTGTTGGCCTCTTCCATCATCCGACGCATGATCATGCTCGTCTTTATCCCGAGATACGTCAGGTAATCCGGCACTTGATCGTCGCTGATGTACGCCCCCACAATTGAGCAGATCAGGGCATCGATCTCGTCGCCGTCCATCTCATCCGGGAGCGCGTTTAAAGCGTCGAGAATCTGTTGTTGCTTGTCTGTCATTGCGTTCTCGTAGCTTGTGTCTGTGAAAGTATACCGTACCGGGCCTGATATTCAAAACCAGACCTATCTCCTTGGCACTCAGGCCCTTGGCCGTCAGCTCACCGACCTTGCGGCGGTTGCCGTTTCTCATCCCCGATCCTCTGGTCTTGAGCGGGCAGGTCTCGCTGTCGCACATGCTGATGTCAGGCATCGGTCTTGTCCAATAGTTGGTCGAGGATTTCCTGACACTTGTCAAAGACGAACCAGTCCTCCGACTGCATGGCAAGACGCTCCAGTCTGCGGCAGAA